GATCCTTTAGCCGCAAACGCAGTGCTTCAACACTTACGTGTCCAAACCAATTCAGGGGCACAAGCACTAATAGGCTCTGCCCTTAAGAACGGCGAAATGAATGCTACACCAGACCTCCAGTTTAAGGTTCAGAAATCTATTGGCCATCTCGCCGAGTGGTCAAGAACAAACCCCGACGCTCAGTTTCCAGAATATATACGTCTGAAAGTTATCCAAGAGGAACTCCGCCAAGGGGTTGCCGCAAGTAGAGGCTTGCCTGCAACTAGCCCTAGGATGTGGCAGCCTCCGCAAGGTGGACCCGCATTACCATATACATCATTCCCTGATAGGCGGAGGGGAGCTAATACCATTTGGAACCCAGTCAACATTGCTAAGGAAATTAGAAATCTCGAAACTGCCACTCCTGAGATTACTAGAGCATATCAATACTACCGCGAAAACCTTGCTGCGACTCGGGATTTCATATCCACACACCCTTCAAACGCAATAGAAAATCCTCAGGCACTTAGGGATGCCGCAGTTGCGCGACCATCTATGCCTATCTTCTCAGCGAATAAAAAAGTCCATGCCCTATTTGATAGGTTTATAGATGGAAAAGATCACCCACTCAGAATCGCTGAACAGGAAATGACTAAAGCACTTGACATGCAACTACGTTTTGATGCCGAACAAGTCTTTATGAATATGGCAGACCAAAACGTAGGTAAGAACGCCGCAGGTACGTCAAAGGCATTTACACCGCGTAAGGCGGATTGGGTAGCCGGCCCAGATAGCTCCACTGCTAAAAAAGAGGGAGCACTCCTAACACGTAAACGTAACGGTATACCCGAATACTGGACTGCGGACCCAGTGGTACTCCATGCATTTAACTCTGGTACTGTTCCGTTAGGTATCTGGGATCAGTTCCACACATCAGCTAAGAGCACTTTCCAAAAGACGACTACAGGGTTTTTCGCCCCGTGGTTCGCCATGACTGGTGGCATTCGCGCGATGGAGCAAGGCTGGACAACTGCTCCCGGTGGTATTCGTACCGCCGGTGGCCGTCCTGTGTATCCCTCTGGGCCGATTGCCTCGGCAATCGGCGTAGGCAAGCAAGTCGGTCCACGAATGATGCGGCCCACAGCTAAGTTCTTCCGTGAAACTCTAGCCCAATCTGCATGGGGCAAAGCTCTTACTCTAGGTCAAGCCGATCTGCTCGGCCGGTCCTTTGAAAAATGGTATATGGACTCCTACTATCGCCGCTTGGAAGTTGCTGGAGCGTTCGGACATAACCCAGTTATGGAGGGCAATGAGGTTACTCAATCCGTAGTAAACGCTAGACGAACCTACGGTAATAGCCGACTTATGAACCCCGTAATCGATTGGATGGACAAAGCCATACAAGGAACGAAATTCCTATTATGGAATGTACCAAAGAAATTATTCTACGTTCCGGGGAATGCCCTACTCACTTCAGTTCAGGAGGCTCCGGCTTTTGAAATGGCACGCAAGACCCTCAAGGGGTCTACCGCTACTAACCGCCCGACTCAAGCAATTGATCCGAGAGGTGTTATAGACCAACTAACTGGCCGCAAACGTAACACGGTACAACGTCGTGAACTCTCCGATGCAGAAGTCGCATCTATGATCTACAAAAACTACACAGGCAATCCCAGTACCCGCGGATATCGCACGGACAAAGCGGGTAGGTCCATTCCTTTTGATGCAGGTGAAGGACCATCACCAAGATACCAATCGATGCCCCGTGGACGACAAGAGAGACAAGATGCTCTGCGCGCAACGTGGAAGTACCAGAATTTGGCAGTAGATGCTGCCAACTTTGGCGTAGCCGGAGGGCGTACCATCACCCCTTGGTCTGGTGTACTCCTTCAAAGCCCGGCGGCCACACTCGCCGCCATGAGAGACAACCCTATACGGGCGAACATGGCCTTTGCCATGTCGGCTGTAATGCCAGAGGTCGTTGCGTATCTGTGGAACTCCTATTGGAGTAACATACCCATCGCGGTAAAGGACGAAAACGGTAATCCTGTGTTAGACACACAAGGCCGACCGAGATATATCAAATACGATTACGTGAACCATTCGGTCAACGGTCGCAACGATTACAACGTATTCAACAACGTCTACTTTGCCCATCCAAATGCACCCCCCTGGGAGGGAGTAGAGTTTAGACACTTCCAAGAAACAGCGTTCCAAAGATATATGACCCGTATGTTCATGCATCAGTATGCGGGCAAAGCATATGGTACTGTAGGGGAGGATGTCCGAAGAGGCTTAAACGGTTTCCTAGGCACAGCGGTTATACCGCCACTGCCGCCAGTGCTCGGAGCGTTCCTTGCGTCTAAAGACTTAGTAGCTACTGGCGGTTTTGCAGGCACGGTATTCAAGTCCAGATACAACCAGTACATGGACCTTGGTGGTGGTGAAAGCACAACCGAACTCATGTTTAGAGGGATCATTCCAGCAATTACCGATATCTGGAACCAAGCAATGCAAGCAGGTACGAGCGCACCTGACTGGTGGTCTGGAGTAAAAGCCGCAGGTAGTCAGGTTGCTCATCGCATTGCTGGCCGTACAGCGATCCTTGGTGATATCACCGGAGATGCCAGGAGCCAGGGCGGCTCAACAATTATAAGTGAGCAGCTTTGGGACCGTAGAAAGGACATTGACGAACTTAGCCGTCGGTTCCGCTACGACGAAAGCGAAGGCATCAACATAAAGAGAGGCTCAAACGCAGGACGAAAAGAGGCCGAAGACTATTTAGGAGATCTACCCCCGACAATCGGAAAGAACATGATAGCTCATCCCGGCCTGCCACAAAAGCCACCGACAAATCCCCTATACACACTTCTCATGCGGGAGATCGAAACAACCTTTAACAAAGACGAACCAAAGAAAGGTGGTATCGCTTTCAAGGCTATGTGGGGACAGTATGGAATATGGGGCCAATTGTACAATGAAATGCGCCCAATCAACAGGGGCAACGACGGACCTTGGGTTGCAAGTCAGTTGAGTAGACCCGAAGACATGCAATGGTTCCGCGAGCGCAATATAAATCCACTCGATCAAGACGCTGTACGGAATTATTATCAATATCGACGCAACCTAGTCAGCCAAAAGATAATGCAAACGATCATAGCCGTGGAACAAAAGCTGAGCAAACGGCCCGAAGTAATGCAACTGACCGGAGGCAAACCGTTTAAGATCAATATGCTTGACCCGCACAAACCAGGGATAAAGCCTCCAGACGAAGGCGAGAGCGAATAAAAAGAAAGGGCCTGTGTGTGACACACAGGCCCTTTTCTTATTCGTCGTCCCCGTTTTTACGGTACTCCGTATCGAGTATGTTCACCGTAGCACGCCAGTAAACGGTCTTGTTAAATATGAACTTCTGGACCTTATCCTCCTTGAGCAAGAGTTCCAGATAGGCGAGCAACTCGTCCTTATCAGCTTCACTAAAGTATTTGATAAGTTCGGATTGTTTACCTCCATGCAAACCTTGACCAATAAGCAACTGCTCGAGCAGTTTGTGCCAACGTCTAAACGTCAGAGTTCTACCTTCTTCAGATGCGACCATCGGTGTGTTCCTTTTGGGTCTTCCTTGTAGTCCCACTTACCCTTATCGTTGAGGACATAACTCACAGGATAACTCATCTTACACTCGGCCGGAATGATCAGGGGTTCTACCCTCCCCGTGAAGACATTCCGTATGGGTATCGGTTCCTCGGCATACTTCTTCAATATCATAAGAGCAGTTTTGATAGTCCTAGGGCTAGCAATACAGACAAGATTATCGTGAACGTCAATAGCAATCCTAGCATCGTCAGGCCATCCATCATCGCTCTCCGATTGATACCAAACTTGTGTAACCTTGTCCCCGATTGTGGACTGGGGATAGAAGGCCACAATCGACTTGAGCACGTCATCGTCGATCCTTTGGATAACCCTGAACCTCCTGCCAAGGGCGTTGAACACGGTCTTCGTTTTACGAAAACCTTTTTCCTCAGCATCCCACCATCTTTCAAGCTCTGGCGTAGTGCTATGATAGATAACAAAGTTGCGGCTTGCTTCGTTGTAAGAGAGTCCAGTGACTTCAGAAAGTTTGTACCTCTCCATCCGATAATTGAGGCCGTGTCTACATCTTTTAGCAACGTATCGAATAGTCGGCTTGCCTGCTCCGTCATGGTCGTAGACCGGCACCTTATCGTAAGGCACCTTAAACATCTCTGCTGCCAACGCACGGTGGCAATCATACTTGCCGTCAAGACGGGCTTTCTCGAATTGATGCATCCACTTCGCAATCCCAGCCCGCCAGCCGACAACTCGGGCCTCGGCTTGTGAAAGATCAAAGTATCCAAAGACCATCCCAGGGTCGCATAGATACATTTCTCGGGCACGCACAGGTTGGTTCTGCATGTTTCCACCCTGCCCATCAAGCAGTGATGAACTGGACAAGCGCCCCGGTGCTTTTTGTACACCGTTTTGTCTGTACTCTGATCTGAATCGTCCATCAGGACCAACGGTCGAGTCAGCGTATGTACCAAGAAACTTGGACTCTTCGGCGTATCGGTTGACATAGCCTATCATTTCCTTGGCTAGTGCCGGTGTCTCTGGGTTTTTCAGGATGTTAACTCTATTCGCCTCGTCGGTGGACGTGCCCCTACCCTTGAGGTGCAACCTATTGAAGTACAACTCTTTCATCTGCTGCCACGAGCCAGGATTGGGATCGTAGAACGGATTACCTGTTAGCTCATGAACACAATCGTGGAACTTTCCAAGTATCCCCTGCACATCCTCGGAGATGATCTTAACCAACTGTTCCTTACGCTTGAGATCGACCATCACTCCGTGGACTGTGGCGCTAACGAGATGCGGGTGCGCCCGCATGACGTGTTCCTTGTAGAACCTCCAGAGGTCTTGCTCTTTGAGTTCTTCGCACATCCGTTCCCAACATCGTAGAGTAATGCATGTATCCTTGCCATTGTATCGCCAGAAATCATCGATAGTGCCGCCTTCTTTCCAAGATTCAAACTCGTCTTTATAGAAAGGATGGGTAGTATACTGGGAAGTGAGAAAGCCGAGATTATGTGGAAGTTGAGGGTATAGGGTGTGGTGCTGGAGAAGTGTGTCGTCGGAGAATGACACACTGAGCCAATCTTTAAGCCGCAGGGCGTAAGTATCGAACTGAGCGTTCTGCCCAATGAGGGGCACATTGTTTTTCTTGTGTGTGTCACACAAGTCTTGGATGGCGTATAGGATGTCCGCCTCTTCTCGAACCGAGAAACGGTTATCTCTATCGTCGCGCCAGTTGATACAGAGTGAGTGGTGTGGATCATTAGCGAAACCAATACACGCCGTTTCTTTAGCAATCCACTCAATGTCGAGAGCAGTTGGCTTTCTTGCTTTTTTAATATTCTCAATTTCGACGAGGCATTGTCGATACGTTGGGTTAATAATTGTCTCGATCTTGTACGGCTTGTACGTTCCATTGAGAACACTCCCCAATCTGTTACGTATGTCTAACGTGAACACGGGCTCGAGTTTGAGTTCACGCATGGCGTAAGCCGGGTTGACCGTTACGACATACGTTCCCAGGCGATTGCCTGGGAGCTTAGCTCCCTGGAGAACTGATCCACGCCAGTTCGTTACTTTGTCCTCGCCAAGAAGGGCACCGAGCGCGAAGTTTCCCATAACAAGAATTGTTTTGAGATTAGGGAGCTTAGCAAGCTCCCACTCCAGCAGATCGGCCCACTTGTCAAGTTCTTCCCGTCTGACGACATTGCGAATGTCCCCGTGTCGGGAGAGAGAGATCTGGCGTTTGACAACATTTGTCGTATAAACATCTGTACGATGAAGACCGACTTTCTTGAGTGTATCGAATAGAAGTCTTCCGCTGCCTCCAATAAAAGGCCGACCCCTCTCGACCTCGGATTGTCCTGGGCCTTCACCGACGACAGCCACACTCGCATTGATTGGTCCCTCCGAGAAAACCTGAACCGCGAGGTTCAGGTCTGATGCATGTGCCCTAAAGTGATCTTCGAGTTCACTTGTCGAGGTCGGTTCCGGGTTGGGTATCTTCGACAACATCCACGTTCTCCGTTGCTTCGTCGATTGCCTCGGGTGAAACCATGAGATCTGTGTGGCCAAGGTTGTGTGTCTCACACGCAGTTGCAGGCGTCTTACTCAGGACCATTCCACAGTGCTCACACATAGAGTAAATGCCAGGGCCTCCACCACCGATAACCCCGAACAATCCAGTAATCGGCGGTGCCTCAAGATGTTTGCACTCCGGGTTCTGGCATACGATGGTTTCATCGTATGCGGGAATGCCCTTTTGATTTGCTACTCTCATTTCATCCTCCACTGATGTATCTCCTCATGGATTTCGTCATTGCCATTCTATCGCAGATTATGATCACATTATGTCTGGCTCGTGTTATTCCCGTGTATAAGTTCCTCCTGTTTAACATCCTCGGCGCGGCGTTGGTCATACAGTAAATCACCGTATCGAACTCCGATCCTTGTGCCTTATGAGTGGTAACGGCATAACCAAGCTCGATCTTCTTGCGGGGGTCATAGTGTATGATGGACCCATGAAATGGGCTATACGTCTGTATGAATGGCGGTATGACCATCTGTCGGTCGTCTGTTGAAATCTGTAGAGATCCATCTTCTGAGTTAACCCAATCGATGTATCCAAGATCCCCATTGAACAGCTTAAGCTGATAGTCGTTCTGGTTCCACAAGAACTTATCTCCGCCTCGTAACGCAATTGGTGGAGGTGCGTCCTTGAGGATTTTCGCTTTACGGTCCACACGAAGAATGTCCCCGGTTGGATTGAACTTGAGCTGTAAGCTCGGGTTAACTCTGTTAGTGCCGTAGTTCCCATTACGAGTCGGCATGATGATCTGAACTCCACGGTGAGTTACCTCCTTAGTGGTGAACGCGATCAATTGCCTAATAGGGTTATCCGTGTAGATAATCTCGAACCGATCATTCCGCACGGGAAGGCGCCCCACTCTTATCCGCTCGGCATTGAACAAGATTTCATCGTCTGATCTAAAGCACCTTGTGAGCCGCTTGAAAGGTTTAGTTTTCAACAAGTCTTCAAACGGTGAGCCTTTGTCCACAGGTGGTAACTGTTCATTGTCACCAAAGAACCTAATCCGGCCATTTGCCGGTAACGCCGCCATGAGTTGCTCATATAGCTGCTGAGACACCATTGAACTCTCGTCAACATACACGACCCTCTCGTTAAGCGGGCGTTGCCTATTACGTTTGGGATCAGGTGATATTGGCTTACCCTTCCCATCACTCTCGTCAGGCTGTGGGAACTCCAAGAGTTTGTGTATCGTCTTAGCCTGTATCCCTGTTAGCTCTTGTATCCTCTTCGCTGCACGTCCAGTAGGCGCGCACAGCACAACTCGCCCACGCCCAACTTGAGTAACAGTCTCTTCGTAGGCAATCCCCAACACACTCGTCTTGCCTGTACCCGCTCGTCCCGTGACAGAGAATATCCTGTTGAGGCTATCGAGGCACATCTCAATAGCCTGCTCTTGCTCGGTTGATAGGCTAATCTCTTGTCTTTTCATCGATCAGTACCTCCCCTCTGGACAAGTCAACGTTGTCGTTCTGCACGTACTGAGCCTTGACGCCTAGTTCATTGAGTATCCGCTCCGCGCCCTTAACTAGCAGCACTCTCATCAACACAGCTTTTGATAAACCCAAACTCTGTGCTGCTAGATCGAAGTTGTACTTGTCTTGTCCTGTTAGCCTTACAACCGTCGGGACCATCCCACTATCGGGGTGGGGCGGTGCCAGCGAGATTGTTATCAGGTTAACATCGGGCATATTCTTTACTCCGGTTAATGAGTCGGGAGGTTGTGTGAGACACACAACCTCCCTTCCTCACTTAGCGCCGACGGCCACGAGCGGCAGTCGCTTTCGGAACTTCCGCCTTTGCCTCTTGCTCTTCCTCACGGGCCGGAGCCTCTTCAGCCGCGAAGAGGGACTTAACCGCGCTCCGCAGTTCGCCTTCGAGGTTCTTCTCCATACCCACGACCAAACCAATGGACTGGTTCATCCACTCGTTCGGGTTAATCTCGTTCGTGTTGGAGTCCAGGCCGATCTTCTCAACGAACTGCCTGAGGTTCCACAGCGAACGGCGATCACCCGGCTTCGGAACGAGAAGCCGATTGTAGAAGAACAGAGCACCATCCTCGTAGTGCTCGGCGACTTCCGCCGGGATATTCTCGGCCGGAACGAGAATGCGAATAGCAAAGTACTCATTCCCAGCCCCGGAAGTCTTCTGCTCCACGGACTGGATCTCCCCGACGTAACGACCAACCGGGATTTCCGGCGGACGCTCAACGTCGGAGAGGTTCGTGTCGAGAGTGATAATACCAACCTCTTCATGTTCAGCCATAATACGTTTCCTGTAGGTGGTGAGCCGGACCACCTCAATGATGATAACTTCCCCGGTCGGAAGCCCTTTAATTTGTTTTGCAAGGTATCCTGACGCTCTTAGGATCATCAGGTCTACCCGCAGTTGTAACTCCTACATTGCAGCCACACGTCTGGCATTTCACCATGTAAATGCCACAACGCTTTGCTGGGTACGGTAAGTCCACTTTACATGACTTTACGTTGTCATCCCTAAAGAACGGTTCACCAGTCACCAAGTCGAGATCTATCCCGTTTGGATACCACGGATCAGTCTTCTCCTTAGGCTCTCTATGGTAATCAACCCATCTAACTTTGTGCATGTTACTCTCCTGTGTGTCACACACGAAGGAACGCTCTTGCGTTCCTACACACGGGGCGACACAAGTTTGATCGGTTTGTTGTCCTCAACGTCGCTGCCAGGACGATTTGCCGGTACAGATATCCTCTGCATCCCACCTTTTAACCATTTCTCCCACAGATACGCTATCGTGATCTGTCCCGGTGCGTTCATAGGCTTCGATGGATCATACTCAGCTACAAAAGACGAGCTATCCTTCTGATCGAAGATACGAGTTTTCATTGGCCGCCTATTACCGGAATTTCTTACTGTCACAATCCGTGACCGCTTACCACCGGCATCCTGTCTGAAGTTCCACACCTCACTTAGCGATCCTGTCATGCCATTGATAAGCTGGCCTCCCAACCCCATCGTGATATGCATGATCGTTTCCACACCGTTCTGCATTTTGGTAACAGGATCGGACTCGTGAGCGATGAATATGATATGCACTCGATGCTTCCCAGTTACGGCTAGTAAACTCCTTACCAAGCCGATCAGGTTCTGGTTCCTTCCGCCATATGCACCCATGCCCGGCTGCTGCATCGTAGGCGTAAACCCCCGACTTGCTCCCACCCCGTCGGCTACAGCCTTCTGCAAGGCGAAATACTGTATCGCTGTTAAGTTATCCACTACCACCGTTTTGATATTCCTATTCTCGAACAGTTCCATATCAAGCCCAAACGGATTGGTCCCCGTCCCGTGCTTGAATATCTCATCGTAGGGTACACTAGAGAAGTCCTTATAATAGATATCTCCTTCCTTCCTCCCAACGACACTGAGGTGCTCACCCTCGTCGAACGAGAGCCACAACTTGTCCCCCGGTGCGGTTGCCGCATACGTTGTCTTACCCGCTCCAGACGGTCCCCACATAAGCATAGATATCCGAGCCGAGCCATCGGCCCCTTTCTTTGTTGGGAACAGTGTGACCCTTCCATTCATTCTTGCACCGCTCGTTCGCTGGGGGAAGGAACCACATCAATCATTTGGTGCCACTGTTCTCTCCGACCCTCAGGAGTGTCACCGCAAAACGGAATGAGAGCACATGGACGGAAATACCTGTTACACGAATGGGTACGGCGTTCGGTATGTTCCCAGTCGATCTGATACTCTTCGAATATCTCCACCTGACGCCGTACCCAATTGGCCCAGTGTTGTATATCATCCTGCGTCCTTCGGACAGACTCAACGTGAACGTCCTCACCTCGGTACATAGGTTTGAGCCGACAGCCATAAACTCTCGCGTGGTACATGCTAAATTCAAACGTTGCCATCCCACAAGCCATATACCCGGTAATCTGATGCCGTATCTTAAACGACTCAATCCAGGCTCTGTCCATGCGAGCCGCTGTCTTGTTCTCCGCCATAGTGACCCGATTGTTCCTTGTAGCATTGCACAATATCCCATCCATAGTTCCAATGAACCGGACACGCTTGCCGTCCATATACACCAGGATACAATCGAAGACTTGCTCTACTCCTGTCGGTTTCAGTGGTGCCTTCGGGTCCGCTACCCAAACCGGCCAAGCGTGAATGTGCGGATATGTCTCCTTAGCGTACACAACCGCCGCGGTCTGCATATTGGAGAGCGTCCGCGTCTTATCGCTTGGATCGTCGTAATACCCACTCGTGTTCAACACCTCGACAGCTAGCTGTCCTAGTTGATCCATGTGTCCAGTGTACTTCTCAGTGTTCTTCCAGATCTCTTTCCACCGTGCCTCGGTAAAGATCCGCTCCCCTGTTACCTTCGCGTGGTCTGGAAGGTCCTGCATGTTGTGTAGCTGCCATACACGCATTGCAGCAAAGAACTGGTGCATGGCCTCGCCGGCCTCTAAGGCCAAAGCTCTCGCATGTTGAGGATATTGTCTTTGCATATGCACAACCCCAAATGTTGGGCATTCAGATATTCCTTCTAATCTGCTGTTCGAGAAAGCCCGGAGCATCTTTGTCTCCGCTGGCAATGTTTTCTCTATCGCCCTCAGTTCGTAGAAGTGTTGGCTCGCCGAGGAAACCGACGGCTGACTCGAAGTCTGGGGTGAGGTTGGGACCGTCGTGGGTTTGCTTGGACTGACAGGCTTCGTCCGCATTGTAGTACCCCTTTATCTGCTGGTGCCAAGTATTGAGCACCTGTATGAAGTTCTCAAAGTTCAGTTCGTGTGTCTCACACAAGCGTTCGAGAGATTTCGTGAACTCGTACCGTGTACATTCTGGCTCGTGTTCGAAGAATGTGCCATCGGCTGCCAGATATCCATTAACTTGCTTTGGCACTGGCTCCCTCCTTGACTACAAATAACAACGGTCCCGCTATCAGCATCCGGTCAGGCTCGCCCTTTGGACATGACTTCAACCACAATGCCGACGCAATAGGATTGAATGCCATTCCCTTGATCTTCCCCTCTTCATTACAGTACGCAATCCCCCGTTTGTACTTCTTGCCATCTAGTTCCATCGAAGTGAAATATGGACAGACTTGAAACATCCCATCAACATATCCTTGTATCTCCTTCCACCCTGGGTGTTTCTTGTGTGTCTCACACACGATCTTGCCATCAGGTGCGATAGTGATGATCTTAAACGGCATGTCAGTCCTCATTCGTCAGGGGTTCACTATCAACGGATATGCCATCCTCTCGGCCCGTAACATGCCTGTTCAACAGCTTGAGCCGGTCGTCCAGAACCTCATGCAGACCAACCATACCCTGTATGGAATTTGCCAGTGCATTGATCAGTTCACTGCACATATCCAATTGCTTACCCATGTCGAGTTGACGTTCGTACATCAATCCCAACATATACCGCAACCCTGGATCACTCACACGGTGTCGCAGTTGCCTATTGAACTCGTTCCAATCCATTACTCTCCCTCCTTCTTAAAGAACTTGTGAACCATGTCGCTCGCAGCAGTCTTATCCTTCACAGCCTGCTCGATGCCGCGATCATAGTAGAAGTCAAAGTTCGACCTGGCAACACTGACCAGATCAATCGTTGGGGCACGCTGTTCTCGCTGGCAGTTCTCACACTCCGCTACGTGAATGGCATACTGTGCCTCGATCAAGGAGACAACACTTCCACACGCAGCAGCATACACCGCAATCGCGGTGTCCTCTGGCCACATATTGTACAGCTTGACCAGCATACGCTGTAGGTCAAGGAACACCTCAACCTGTTCCGGGCTACCCTTTATGACCTCGAACTCGTCATCCATGACTATTTCCTCTTGGAGAGTGCGATGCGGTCCATAGTCAAACTCAACTCTGTCCTTATCATCTGACAGTTATTAAGGTACTCCTCCACTTTCACAATGTCGTTATCTATCCGTAACAACGCCTTGCCCAATGCCTCATAGTTCCGTGCGAGTTTGTTCGAGAGCGTGCCACTCTCACGCTCAAGTCGTAGCATCTTAGATTGGTGGTATTCCATTGCACCAGCGAGGCGTCGAAGCCTTACCTGTTCGAGGTGGGCTTCGACTTCTTCTCTGGTGTGATCATCGAAACTCGGTGCCAACACCAATGGCATGTTACGCCCCCTTCTCGGCGACGGTCAGTCGTCGCACCTGGGTTGTCCCCGGCCTCTTGGCCTCCTCGATAAGTTGCTTGGTCATACTCACAGGGACCTTGTAGTCCTTCATCAGCTTCTCGGCGAGCCAATCGGAGTTGAACTCTCTACGCGGCACGCTCACATTGACCTGAACGCTGAACTTGCCACTCTCAGCCAATACGTGGTTTCCCGGAGTGGTGATCGTTTTTGGGTCGTCTATCATCTCTTCCTTGATCATGGTTTCGAGAAGCTTCTCGTACTTCTTCTCGGCCATCTGTTGAACCTTCTTCCACAATATCAACAGTGCGAAACTCTTGCCTCTGTTCGTCTTGTCAGGGAACTTCAGACGCTCGGGCATTCCCTCAACGTCCATAACGATCTGCGCTTGGTAACTAAGTTCGTCTGTCATGCTACTCTCCTGTTTTGTGTGTCTCACACACGATAAACATGAAACTACTTGCATCCGGTGCGTGTGTAACAATCTGAGCCACAACCTTCTTCAGATTGTACAAACTCTCCGGGTTGCACTCAATCTCCTTTTCCGCTCCGTCGGGATAGTTCACTGTCACCTTCACGTTGTACTTGCTCATCTTCAAGCATCCTAAGTTTTCTCTTCAGATGACTAACCAACGACATGAATACTTCACCACTCTCCCTTGGCTCAGCCGCACTAGAAGCAACAATGAGAGCGGTAAACATCATCATGGTGGCTGTGGCACTGGCGAACGCTTCCTGTTCGGTAGACCCGGCTATCTCATGCCGCGTTACCGTATCCTTCAGCCAAAGTCTCAGCTTCTCGTCTGCCCAATTCTCGATATCCTTCTTGATCCTAGGATCGACCATCTCATCCTCCAAAGGTCATAAGCGTTATCACAACAGTGAATATGGCTACAGCTATCGCAGCTACCGTGAAGGCCATAATCTTCGCGGCAGACAGATCATCCTCGTACATCATCACTCCTTGTTTGTGTGTCTCACACAGAGAACTTCGATAGTTTTCTCGTACTCAAACAACTCGGCCTCAGGGTTAATTTTCTGGGTAAGCCTACCGCTAACAACGTCCCAACACGCTAGCCTGAGTGGAACAACACAACCATAGCTTCTATTCCACTGCCTCTCCATCAAGCTACGTAGCTTCCTTGGGTTTGGATAAGAGTACATCGATCTCTCCCTGCAATCGCTCGATCTCTGCCCTCAACAGCATGTCACCACCATTCCGCTTCCAGATCTCCAACTCTATACGCAACTGTGCAACCTCTTCATCGCGAGCCTGCCAGCCATTGGCATATGCTGCACGCTCACCTGGAGACATGACCCTTTCTCCATTCATCTATTTGCCCTCTTGTTGATGATCTCACGTCGCCTACCACTCGGAGCAACGGTCACAGTCTTCACCGTACCGTTACTCAACACCTGCGTGAACGTTCCATAGGTCCGCGTGAAATCATACGCGGTCCATATCTTGACCTCACCCCTACGTGTCACCTCGATTAACGGCACTTGTGCCGTTAGTCCTTCCAACGCCACAAAGTCTTTGAGCCTGTCCAACGGCAACGGCCCCCGCCATGCATATCGAGATCCTACCATTGTTTCTGCCTCGCAAATAGAGCAGTCTCTTTCATCTTCTTAATCGGCAGTAAGGCATCGAGGTCGTAGTATACCTCACCACTCGTGTTACTCACAACACTGTACGAATATGTGTGAGACTTACTGATCCAGTCAAGCCCCTGTGCGAAATGCTCGGTGTACTCATCATCCGTCATAATCGCATTCTGGATCTGTACTATGTCATTCGCGACCAGATCGAAGTATTGCGGCACATGCTTCTCAGGTGACATCCTCTTCTGATTGATAAACCATAAGATCATTTCCAACCGCCTAATTGCTGCTTTGGCAGCAACCTCGGCCTTATCCAAGTTGTCCATGATCATTCTGCTTCCTTGTGTGTCACAAACGGAACCAAGTCTCGGTTCAGTCCCTTCTCTCTGGTCCACTCACACACAGTACAATCACCACCATCCGTGATAATCACACGTTTAGTGATGCCAAACCGCACTGCTACATTGTTGGTATAGTGCTGAAACGCCTTCACGGCCTCTTCAGCCGACACGAAGTGTCTCACCCGCTCTTGGATGTCACCATCCAGCCACTGGTACACAGAAAATTCATCGACGCTCATTGTGATTGCTCCTGTTTTGTGTGTCTCACACGGAAGTTCAGGTCCGTGGTCGCAAAGTTCTGGTGTATGCATTATGATATCAGAATGCATACACGCTGTCAAGCACTATTTTTCGTGAAAGTCCAACTATTTTTTGTGATGTCTGCAATACAAAATGGAATGTATCTTGGCCAACGCAGTTAGCTCAGGAACGTCCCGCGTCATACGGATTAACAGTTGACACAACTTCAGTTGTATATACGTCCGCATACCTACCTCCATAAAAAAGAGGCACGGAGGGTGCTAGGTCCCATCCGTGCCCAAGTTGCGGGACACCGGCTCTCGGGGGGTTTCCCGGCCGATGTTCCCGGAGAGATGGGGCTTGTGTGTCTCACACAAGCCCCCTATTCGCGTTTACGCGGCGGCCTCCTCCCCGCTACCATTGCGCTGTATTGCCGCATCACATGCCTCGGCCAAAGCCTCAATAGCCGTAGCAAGCTCGTCGCCGAAATCCTTCAGCTTGCCAAGCGCCGTTGTGATGCTCTGTACCGCGCTGATCACATCCTTCTCATTGAGAGGATTAATTTCCTTCGCGCTTTGCGCCCTCGTCGGAATTGCCTTGTTCCGACTTGCCGCACCGATCCTCGCGAGTTCAGTGAAGCTTGGGATTTTAGTCAGCTTGACTTGTTTCCCATTGTCCACCACTTCGCGCTTCTCGTTCAGCGACACCTTGTCAACGTCGAAGTGTTCCTTCACCGCCTTGCCGGTCAGCATAAGGTGCCCTGTCACCTTATCCTCTTCCGCCTGAATACCCTTGAGTACCAGGGCATCCGCAGCTTTGATGCACTTCGTCATAGCCGCAGCGAAGTTAGAACGGAAGTTCTCCTTCGCTTGGAACCCTGGGAGATTTTTGTCCTCCTTAGGCTGCGGAAGATATTCCTTAGTCCACGGGGCGAGTTCATACCTTTGGACCCCATCCTCCCCAGTCTTTGCCACTTTGAGGCCAATCACAACCTCACACCTCTGCCTCAAGTCTCTCAGCTTCTCGCCCTTCTCCTGATAGATATCCTCAAGCTTGATATTCTTGTCAATTGACGCTGCCTTCGCGAATGCCACGGTCATGATTTTCAAGGCATGGCCCTTCTGCCGATTGGTCTGGTCTTCGAGATTAGCAATCTCGCTTTCGAGATCCTTAGTCTCTTTCCAGGCCATAACAGCCTGTTGACCAACATCAGTTGCGAGTGCCCTAGGATTGATGTACGCTTGAACCTGCTTTGATGCTTCCGCCACGGTCTTAGTCTCCTTTATGAGTTTGTCTACAGTTGCCTTAGAGGCGAGTGTTACGGGCTTCTTTGCCATGACTAACGTTCCTGTTTTCGCGTTTCAGTTGATCGGTTGATCAACTGTATGCATCCTCGCACGTTTGTGTGTCACACACAAGCGTTATTTTTCGGGTGCGACACTTTGTCGCACATCATTTCCGATCTCATCCATAGCACACAAGGCAATAGCAAACGCGCGGAAATCGTACTCTTTCCACACGTTGCGGTTGCCTTGAACTTGTACTGCATAGTTAAACGTGTTCAAGAGTGAACACATCGAGTGCAATCTTACCTCATCTTTCTCCCTTACAACACGAGCCACAACGTGACTCATTTCAACTTCAGGCTGTATAGGATTATCTGCCATGCATTTATTCCTGTTTTGTGTGGCATTTGTGCCACAAGACAACGATCATAGGCTCATTTTCCTTCCTGTGTCAAGTGTTTTCTTTTGTGTGTGTCACACAAAACCATTTTCCTCCCTGTTTTCGACGCAACGAGATCAAAGGTCCGAAAACATGGGCGATTTTGGGCGCAAATCTGTGACATTTTTGTCACAGTGGCATAAATATCACGCTGTTTTCGGGTCACAGTGTTGCAAAAATGTCACACTCGAAGCGTTGCAGAAATGTCACTGTTGCCGAAATGTCACACTCCGGTGGTGTGACCCGACTGCAACAGGTGTGGCATTTGCGCCACTGTGGTATTTTCGCACCGTGGCTTTTGGGCCACGGTGCGTGTCGTGGAGGCAACAGTGACAAATTTGTCACTGTTGCTGATTTGTCACTGTGGCTGATTGATCAACGTGTTCAATTCCGCCCCAATGCCAGTGTTTCGAAAGTGCCCGGCCTTCGTCACAGAGGGCCAGACCCCAGTCTTGCACGCGGTTTGCAACTTGGCGGAGAGTACCGCCTTGCTAGCGCAAACCGCCTTAGCGGAGGCCTCAAGGTCAGGAAAGTCACTGATTTCATACACAGTGACAGTGCGTGTCACTTCCTGCTTCGCAAAGCCTGAACCAGTCAGAAGCAGGAGGGCGATTGCAGTCAACTTCACAAGCTTGAACATGGTTTTTAGTCCTGTTTTGAGTGTCACACACAGGAACCATTTCCTATGTGTGTCTTGCGGCACTTGCCTTGCTTCGCTCCCCTTGTGAATGCATTCCTAGTCGCGAAGCTTCATATTGGACTTATTTTCCTCCAGGAACGTGAGAATTTGTTCCTTATGCTCTAGGAGGAAAATCCACGCCTCATAGTAAAGCGTAGTCGGATATCTTGAGCCCATGTAAACGGACATTCCGCCGGACTGCCCGATTTTCATAGAAAACGGCCTAGATAGCGCCTTCGCTTTCAAGGCGGCGTTTTCCGTCCTAAGCCGCTCCAGTTCCATTTCCTGGTCGCGTTTGATATCTCGGAGAACTGCCATGTTAGCCCTCCACCTTGAGCCACTGGCCGTCGGCCTGTTTCGCGTATTTCTGACCTAGGCCGGTTCCAGTCTGGCCTATGCCATAGGTGCGCCAAGAACGTTCTGACATAAACGCCCACGGCCCTACGCTTGTTTTCCCATCATAGAACGTATCGTAAATGGGGAGGCCGAAATCATCATTGGACGGAATGTAGCCTGTCCAATAACGACGATTTTCAACTTTGAGTTTAGTTGTCATGCTAGGTTTTCCTTCCTGTGTGAGACACACAAGGGGAGCAAAGCAAGACAAGTGCCGATTATGGGGTTCTCGTATTCCCCAAGGGGGTTCGCGTCGCTAGGGCTCTCCAGCCCATCATTGCCTTGCGCGAACCGCTTTCAAAGAACTCTAGCGGGGACCAGTCGCACCTCAAGAGTGGCCACGGAGGGCCGGGGAGGGCTTGGAACTCAGTCGCTAGCAACACGATCAACCTAGCACCTCCCCAGCGCGTGTCAAGCGGCAATTTGTCGCACCCCAATCCTAGGCTAATTTGCCTAAAAACCCCCCTGCGACAATATGTCACACCCTTTATGCTCACATTCGCGTGATTATGCATTTTTGTGTATTGACACGTTTCCTGGGGTTTTAAGGCCCGTGGGCGCGTTTTGCGCTTCCCGTGGATGATTGCACCTAGAATGGAAAATAACGCGCCGCCGGGCATTTCTGTGGGTCGTGTTAAGTCGTTGATTTTGCTCAGGAATTTCTGTCAAATCACAAGTTCGTGAGCGCCGTTTAGGCGCGGGTCAAAATTCCTGTCAAGGCCTAATCCGGCAATTCACAACTTTTTACGTGCGGCATTTTGTCACATCTTGTGTGCGACACACAGGTATTGATTCCTACAGGTCGCGGACGCAAATCCTAGGACTGATCTCCGCCATGTGTGGGATTTCCGTCCTACGAATATATGCATTCTGTCCTAGGATTAAAATCCGCAATATCGCGATTTCATGATTTCGTGATATCACGATTTCACAAGGATCAAAATCCTAATTTTACCGTGTTAACAGAGTTAGGAAAACAAACCCCCTCTAACCCATTGAAATCATTGAGCTTTTAGCCGCGTAGGACGATAGTCCTACCCCCCGTACCCCGGCCCATTTCCAAAGTCCGGGGAAAGCGATCCTAGGACTAAATTCCGGGCGAACGAAGTGAGGTCACACGTGGGCGTAAACGCCAAAACATAAACAACGACTTGTGTGTGCGCGAGCGCGCTTGTGTGTCTCACACGATAAATTATTGTGCATAATTGAAAAAATAGTGCTTGACAACCGCGCCTGACGGCGGTATAATGGACTACAAGATGGGCAAAACGGCAATGGGCCGGCCCATATAGTCGCGACCGGTGCGAGAGGCAGGGGCCAGGGATTCGTCCTTGGCCTTTACCTTGTGGAGGTATTCCCTATGAAAAAATCTGTTGCTGTGAAGCCGCGTGAATATATGACGCCTAACGTCGCGGACCTACTCGACAAGTGGAATAGCCGACATCGCGTAGATCGTGAGGTTATGGGAGCGATTGAACTCGCTTACATGCGTGGTGAGAGCAGCGGGTACATAGAAGGTTTTAAGGATGGAAAGCGGCGGAGTAAACGCCGCGTGTGAGACACACATGAACAAACTACATATATATGTGATGGGTGTGTATCTATGTGTATACTATATATACTATATACTTAATATATATATACATAAATACTATACATATACACTATACATAATATATCTATACATAGTATACTATACTATACTATACTTAGTATTATATACATGAAAAACCGCAAAACACGTTCATAATGCAAATCGCGCATTACGGCATGAAAATGCAGGTGTGGCATTTTTGCAACACTACAATACGCCCGTCATCAATAACAACAACACAATAATAACCGCATTACAGGCGGCGATGACACCCGCCCATAACACATACCGCCCTATGCGACGGAACATCGGGAGACCGAAGTTATCTGAGTGTGACATTTATGCAACACCTCCATACACACAAGTCGAATAGTTGATTTTGACGAAAATCAGATAAAGAACGAAAGGAGAACAAACGTGGCCGAGGGGGGGCATGAGAAGGATTGGGATGTATACTTTGGGCGGTTTAGATCAGGAGATACGATGTGGGCCACGTGTGTGAAACACACATGGATTAAGAGTGCGGGAGCACTCGGGGGTTCATCGAAGATTGGATGAAGCATCCAGAGTATCACACTTTTTTTAGTTTGTCAAGCGGTATTTTCTCAATGTTCTGGGTTTGTTCCAACTATTTGACTTGTGTGAAACACACGGAAAATAATCCTTGACATGATAATTCACTTATAGTATAATATTGTACGTGGGACTCACAGATTAGTCATGCACTCTGTGTGTCACACACATGATCGAGCGTCAGGGTTCGATCGTGATCTAGGCCGGGGTGGTAGTTTTCCTGTCTATCATCCCGGCCTACCCATTTTTGGAGGGTGAAATGCGATCTAGTGCAGTAGTAAAAGGCGGAATGCACGCGAACTACGGTCCTACCCTCGACACGATTGGGCCATATATCACAGATAATTGGACCCGTCGAATAGCGCAATCACTCAGCAACAAGGGCGAATTTGCACTGAGATCGGTTCTCGACACGGTTCTAGGAGCTGCGCCCGGTACACTTGCGTCGTACTGGTACGCGGAAATCGGGGCGAGCCCAGAACTTGGCGGTGTGCGCCCAATCGTGCAGACGTATGTGGTCAACCGCAACACAGTAGCCCAAGACGTACAAGACATCCGTAATGCGTTCACGATGGCGAAGAACTCGAATGCAACGCAGGCCCAAAACCTGGATATGAACCCTCTCGGCACTCGGTAATCCTCCCCAAACTCGGCGTTGTGTGTGACACACAGCGCCTTTTTTGCAACCTGAAACTGGAGAAATCCCATGAAAGGCGCACTTAGTTCGAAGCCGAACTACCAGTTCAATGCCGAAGGCAACCTCGTGAAAGCCGCGGAGGATGAGCCTGATGAGGTCACGTTTCTCAGAGAATCTATTGTCCTCTTCGTTGAAGGTCAGTCAGGCAACCATCCTGCCGACGTTGCAGCAAGCAATGCTCCAGCGGACGTCATTCCGGAGGCGGCGTTAGACGTAAAGGGGACGAGGAGAGTGCTCTCGGAAAGCGAGCTTGAAGAGCAGCCAGGTTATGGTCGGCCCCTCGGCGATGATGAAACGTACCACGGCCACGAAGTGGCCACCGATGATGGGATGCCGTCAACGAAGCGTGGTCGCAAATCTAAGTGGTGATTTTGCGTGAGCAAAATCTATAAACCTCGTATCAAGCGGGCACAGGCCTCCCCAACCACGCAGCCTGTCCCTGTGCTTGCTCGAGTAGGCGACCCGTTCATCGCACCGGACGGGTCGCTTATCGCGCCCAGTTATCCTGAGGATTACTTTCCCAGGGTAAAAGAAGAGACTAAAGTCAATCCAGTGACGTTCCGGGCGAAACGCCGACGGAACATGAATGAGTTGCCTGGGCAAGCCAATATCATGAACGCAGTGGGTGCGGTCATGTTGTACACATTTTTCGGGGTTGGTGATCGTGAGATTGCCATAGCGTTAAAGTGTTCCTCTCAGGATATAGAGGAAATTCGTGCTCACACGGCATATGCTGAGTACCTTGAACTCATTGGCTCGGAGATCATTTCTGCCGAGAGTGAGAACATTACTCATCGCATTGCTGCTTATGCTCACGGTGCTCTCGATACAGTCGCACACGTTTCTAGGAACGGCAAATCCGAGACGAATCGATTGCGTGCCTCAATTGATATCATGGATCGGGGCGGATTTAACCCCAAAATGGTGGCTGAGAAACAGGTCTCACTTAAAAACGTGCTCCGTATCCAAGTACTCGATGAGTATGGCCAGGGTAAGAGCATGAATATCGAGATCAACACTGAAACAGGAGAGCCCAATGGCGATAGTACCGAACCTGGCGCGTCCGGGACAGGTTGACGGTTCGTACATCGCGCCGAACCGGAAGGTAGCGGCGTTAGGAGTGCCGCTGTACGCTGGCGAGGTTGTGATCAACCTTGCCGACTTAAAAACTTACGTGGCGGTGCCGCCGGTAAGCCAGGGGGGACTTGCTGCTACAGACTGGGTTCTGTATGGCTATGGTATTGGCCTCAACTAGGGAGAAGGACGATGGTTACGGGCAGCTTAGGTGCGAGTCGAGTGCGCGAGAGCTTCAATCCAAGTGGTGATAGCCTGATCGATAAGATCAAGCGGCACACAGCGGATTTGATCGATCTTTGCAACGATCAAATGCTGAAAGATACATGCAAAGACACGACTGGCACTAGCGAAATCATTCGTCTTTACTCGTTAGCGATGACCCACTACGAAGACGCTGCCATGTGGGCAGTGAAGGCAGCGACCACTCCAAAGTAGTTGTGTGAGACACACACGTGGCCCAGAATAACTACAAGTTGCGTAAAAACACTATCCACTGGGACTTTGATCAGTCCCGGAACAAGATCCAATTCTTCGGCGGTGGTTTTGCCAATGGCAAGACCACTGCTCTTGTCATTAAAGCTTTGAAGCTCTGCGTGGAGTACCCCGGTTCGAACGGGCTTCTTGGTCGCTCGACCTATCCGAAGTTGAACGATACGCTTAGGAAAGTCTTTTTCCTGTGGTGTCCCCCTGATTGGGTCAAGAAGATGCCGACCCAGGACGACAATACGTGTTATCTGAAGAACGGCACGATTGTGAATTTCAGGTACATCTCACAGCGAGGTAAGCACACAGTCGATGGATCGACCACGAGCAATTTGCTCTCCGCGACATACGACTGGATTGGTATTGATCAAATCGAAGACCCTGAGATTGTCCATAAAGATCTTCTTGATCTTATGGGCCGCTTACGTGGGCAAGCGCCCTATCGTCCTGAAGGAGCTGAAGACACTACTATGCCAGACTCCGGGCCTCGTTGGCTTATGTTGACGAGCAATCCAACGAGCAACTGGGTGTATAAGGAACTCATCAGACCGTTGCAAATCTACAAGAAGACCGGACGTAAAGTAGATCAACTTTTGGTTCATCCGATCACGGGAGTGCCAATCATTGACCTCATCGAAGGGGCGACTTACGCGAATAAGGAGAACCTCACAGAGGACTTTATTCGCACGCTGGAAGCGTCGTATCGTGGCCAGATGCGTAAAAGATTCCTCGAAGGACAATGGGCAGCCTACGAAGGACTCGTGTACCAGGAGTACGAAGAGAGTAAACACCTGATCACACGCGCTGATGCGATGGCAATTCTGTTCGAGTTACAGGGGAAATCGTATCGTGTCAGAGCCATCGAAGGATACGACTTCGGACTCTCTTCTCCTTCGTGTTATCTTTTTGGATTTGTGGATGACTGGGGAAGAGTCGTTGTTCTGGATGGATTCTATGAAAGGAATCTTCACTACACCAGACAGCCCGATAGAGTTCAACGCATTAGGCACAAATACGCTCATCTTATCGACGTGGATGAGAGCATTAGGGCAGATCCATCGATCTTCCGTCAGAAGGTTATTGAGAAGCACGTCGATACGGGCACTCCTATCGCACAACTATTATCAGATGCCGGAATGGAATGCAGACCTGCTACGAACGATGTTGTCACAGGAGTTGCAAAGGTTGGGGCTTACCTCGCGGACCAGCCTTCCCATGAGCACATCCTCACTGGCAAGTCTCCCGGCCCGCTTCTGTATTTTATCGATGATCTGGACTATATCACCGATGAGATTACTAACTATTATTGGGATCGTTCTTCGTCGGGCGAACATATTGATAAACCCATTGACCGAGATGACCATGCGATGGATGCACTCAAGTATATGCTCTCGCATCAGCCGGAACCGGCTCAGATAGAGATACCGAAATCGAAGATCATCCCGAAATATATGTTCTGGATGGAAACTGATGACGACGGACGCAACGCGCGGAGGGCTTTCTGATGGGCGCAGGCGTATGGTTCTGGCTGATCTACGTGATCTTCGGAGTGATGGGCCTTCTTGGAATGGGGCCGTGGTTCGGCAATCGTTGGGGGCCGTATGGGCCTCTTGGTGGATGGGTAATATTATTCCTCCTTGTGGGGCTTTTGGGGCTTCCTGTATTTGGGAACCCTGTCAAGTAGGAGTGTGTTATGAGGATCTCCGCAATCCTCTTACTCGCGCTCTTGTTAAGTGGTTGTATTGATCGTGGGGTGGTTCCTTATACCGCCGCCGAGGTCGATGCGATCAACGCAAGAACTGAATGCAAGCGGTTGGCTCGAAACTCAGTTGAAATTGCTCGCTGTGACACTCGATAACTCTGTGTGAGACACACAAATGGCTTCTGAATTTGATACCGACATGAATGATGATGACGATCCGTCAGGCGATACGTTTGACGTGAACGACTTCATCGATGGAAAGAAGCCTTCTCGTCCAAAGGACGAGAAGTCTGTGCCTATATACCAAGTCTACCCGGACTCCAAAATTCCTGTATCAAAGGCATATGGCTCGCTGTGGAGAACGATGATCGACTCGTCGTTAAAAGCAAATGAGCTTATCCATGAGGCATGGGAGCAATGCTTTTCCTATTACAATAACCATCAGGTCAAGATCCAGGGCAGCTCCAAAGGGACATTTGCCCGAGGTGACGTTACCGAGAATATGGTTTACAGTAACATTAACGTTATGCTGCCGGCAGTGTATGGGCGTGACCCGGACATTGCCGTTAATACAACCGATAAAGAGGACGAGAAGTTCGCAGAAGGTGCTCGCGCACTTTTGAATGCCCTTTTGAAGGGCAAGAACCTATTGAACTGCAAACCAAAAGTGAAGAAGGCTGTTGGCGTAGCCCTGATGACGAATTACGGAGTACTCAAGCTCGATTACGTTCTAAAAGCAGATTCTTCGGACTCCGCTTTGGATGAACTCAAGCAAGTCACTTTGGAGATTGAGCGAGCGAAAAACGCTAAGGCGTTGGAAAACGCTTATGGCAAACTCGCCGCGATTGAGTCGGTTGTGAACGTGTTCGAGGCCGGTGGACCAAAGTTAAAGAATGTTATGGCCAAGAACTTGATCATCGATCCAATATCGGAGATGCCTGATGGTACAGACGCGGGTTGGATGGCAGAGAGGTGTTTCATTCCGACAAATTTCCTTAAGTACAAATTCACTAGGAAAGAGGAAGACTCCAAAGACTGCTATTATTACATATTCAAGCCCTCGCACAAAGCAGTATTCACCAGCGGGTCGGGCAACACAAAGGACGATGCCTACGGCTTGGTTCTGGAAACTCTTGGGGCGGAGACTTCATTTCAAGAGAACGAGGAAGTCGGCGGGTACAGGGCTTTGTACTATACTGAGTGTTGGATGGTATGGGACAAAGCCACAAGACGTACCGCGCTCTTTGCCGCGGACGATTGGACGTATCCGCTTTGGGTATGGGACAACTATACAAAAACCACAAGATTTTTCCCATACTTTATCATTGGGTTTGGTCTATCCACAGGACAAACCACAACGGTTGGAGAGGTTTCGTATTACCTCGACCAACAGGACGAAATCAATCAGATTAATCGACAGGTGAGCCGGATACGCAACTCGATCTTTAACTTTTTCTTCTACAACTCACATAAGTTGTCTCAGGCCGACGCCGAACTACTCATGCAGGCTATCAAACGTGGGTTTGTCGATGAACAGGCAGTGGTCGGGGTCAAAGTCCCAGAGGGTTCGAAGATTGGGGATGTCTTCGAGGCTCTCGTTCCGCCGAGTCTTAACTATGAAGCCCTCTTTAATAAAGAACCCACCATCAACGCAATCAATCGAATCTCTAATACATCAGACGCAATTAGAGGTGTCCAATTTAAGACTAATACAAATGAAGCTAGCGTACAGTCTTATCAAGACGCGGCTCGAATGGCTGTGGGAGCAAAGATCGAGGTCGTCGAAGACGTGTTGAGTGATTTGTGCAAGGCATTGTTAGAGCAGTGTGTTCAGAATATGAGCAAACAAGAGGTCGAGTCGCTTATCGGTAAGAAATTGTCTGATGGTTGGGAAAATATGTCCCTTGACGAGTACAATAGGAAATTCGCTTTGGAGCTGGTCCCTGGAACCAGCGAGAAGCCCAATTCTGTGTTCAAAAAGAAAGAGGCTATTCAAGTCGCCCAAGCCATTGGCCAATTCGCTAGTGCGGCGCCTATGACTTCCATGAAAGTTGCGCTTCGCGTGCTCGAACAAGCCTTTACGGAGGTTGTCATCAAGCCCGAGGATTGGGACTTGATGGAAAAGGAAATGGAAATGAATATGATGCGGGGGAACTCCTCTGGAGTTGCCGCTCCCCCGCAACCCGGTCAGAACCAACCACCTCCTGGGGTCTCTCCTCCGCTGCCCGGAGGGGCTCCAGGCGGAGGACCTCCCTCAGCCGGAGGCCCTCCACCACCCGGAGTGGGGCCTCCTTCTCCGGGTGGCATCCCGCCCGAGTTGGCGAACTTGCCGCCAGAAGTTAAGGCCCAGGTTGAGCAAATGCACGCTCAAGGGGCACCGCCTGAAGCAATTGCTCAAATGCTCAAGCAGGCCGTTGCCCGGAATGGAGGTGGCGCACCTGCCCCTAGCCAACCACCTGGGGGCGCACCTCCCCGACCAACAATGCAGTAGTTGTGTGAGACACACAGGAGATTAAAATGGCGGGCCTCGACGGTAACGACTCTGTTGGAATGGAAGTTATTAAGGACTCGCTGAACCTGACTGACCAAGATTTGGCCCCGGAGACACCGGAGCTAGATTGGGGCGACGAAGGAGCTGACCCTTCGGGTCAGCAAGAGTTTGAGTCCGAGCCCTCTCCCGAGCCGGCACAACGTGAGCAATCGTATCAAGAGCCTACGTATCGAGAACCTGGGAGCCGGGAGGCTCCCTCTCGTGATCCTCTTAAACAGAATACGCTTAAGTTTGACCCACGGGCGACCTTTCGCCAGGATCAAAAGGGAAATCTCATTGATACTCGAACTGGTGAACTCATCGCCAGATCGGGTAGTGAAGCTCGTATTTACCAACGAGTTCACAAACAGGCGAGCGATTACATCCGAGCGGCGACCGGGAACATCCAAAACCAGATGCAGGGCGAGCGTCAGAAGCTCAATCGTGCAGTGGAAATCGGGCTTGGATTTGAGAAGGAACTTAGCGACCTCAAATCCTATGTCGGTCAGATTAATGCATATGAGTTGCCCCGCGAGGGGTTACTTGAAGCGGCACAATACTATAAACAGGCTCAAACCGACCCGGTAGGAGTGCTGAAAAATCTCCTAACACGTGCGGCGCTAGCCGGTGTGGACATTAGTCAATTGGGGATGGACCCTAAAGGTATCGATCCTCAGGCGCTCGTAGAGCAGATCCGGCGGGAAATTCAAGCCGGCATCGCTCCGGTCGCCCAATTCACCAATCAGCAAGTCCAGGAACGTCAGAACCAGCAGGTCGAGTCCCAATACCTCCAGCAAGCGGAGAGACAGGTTAACGACTTCTTTGGAAAGACGAGGGAGGCTATACCCTTCACTCATATCTTCCATGCAGTCTTACAGCAACCCCAGTTTCAGCATATGTCACTGGGAGAAATATGGGACAAGATCCAGCTTCACCTGATGCGAAACGGGGTAAATCCTAGCCAGCCCCCATCTCGCAGTCAGAGACAGCGACTAAGTGGCACCCGTGGAGGGCAAGCGCCCTCCAGGAGTCTGCCGAATGGGCAGGGTATGGCCCCATCCGGTGGTGACATGAGTGGGAGAGGTAATACAGGCCCTGCCCACCCAAGCATGTCATACGACGCAATCATACGAGAAGTCCTCGGCACAGCCCGCAGGTAACTTGTGTGAGTCACACAGAAACCGGAGGTTTCTATGGTTCTCGATACAATTATCCACTCAATGCTTGACAGGTCGCGGGCCAAGTTGATTATGGCCTCGGCGATCTCTGGCACGGTCAGTGCCTATCTGCACGCCAAAAAGCGTGTGGTCACGGAAGACGGCGGCCCGCAAATCACCAATCCGTTGATCACGGGACTCAATCCTAATGTTCAGTCGATGCAGTACTACGATACTGTGTCGATTGATCAGACCAACGAGTTCTCGACTGTGGAATACTATATGTCCCGCGTCGTGGGCTCGCTCATCATCTCCGATCAGGAAGAGGATGAAAATCAGGGCCGTGCTGAGATTTTCAAGATCCTCAAGGGAAAGATCCAGGCCCTCGATGAGTCAATCAAACGGAAGTTCGCCCAATATCACACATCGGTTGGTACTGGGTCTGATCCTAATGGCCTCGGCAATATTATTCCTGCTGACCCTACTGTGGGCTCCGTAGGTGGGATCAACCTGGCCAATGAGTCGCAGTGGAGGAGTTCGAGCTATGATTTCAACGGCACGCTTTCGCCGGAGAACATCGAAGAAGCCTTTGATGACATCATCGAGCTTGACCTCAACCGATCTACGGATGGGCAATCTTCTCCGCGACCCACGGTTATCTTCGCCGGTCGCAACATCTACCGAATGCACAAGGCTGCGGCGCGAGACAAGCAGCAAATTCAGCTCAAGGATTCCGGCACAGGTCGAAAGCTTGTCAACCTCGGGATCAGTGGAACGACCCATAACGGCGTTCCGCTACTCTTTGATGAAAAACTGGCGTCGAACGATGCCTACTTCATAAATGAGGAGTATCTCACTCTTCACGTTCTGCGTGGAGCGAACATGAAGATCAAGAAGCTCTCCTCTCCCTGGAACATGGATGCCACTGGCCGTCGCGTCGTCTGGGAAGGTCAACTCTGTACGTGGAGGCAATACCGCACCCACGCATACCTCACAAACACCTAGTCGCTTTGCGACTAGGTATTGTGTGTAACACACGAAAAATCGGAGATTTTTCATGGCTGTTTCGGGTATCCTCAATGGTTCGAGGCTCGCTTACGTTGTGGTCAAGCAGGAGGGCTCGGTCAAACGGGAGAAGCACTTTTGGACCAAAGACGGTATCAAGAAGAAGCTGGTAGACGAGGATGCCGGATATTTGGTCTACTTTCCACGTGGACATGCCGTCCGTATCAAATCTCTGGCGATGCTTCGTCACTACCAGCTCCACAAGGAGCCGAAGATCATCCAACTTGAAGGTCTGAACGATCCGAATAGTCCACTGGGTAAGATGTTCATGTCCCAGGACCAAGCCCTCCGACAGGCGAGCTATCACGAACTCGAGCAAATGGTGATCAACCTTGCCGAGTCTCGTGGCAAAATCGAAGTGAACGACTATGTCCCACGCGATCTGGATGAGGACGAGCGAGCGGCTTAGTCCTCCTAACTCATAGGAGAGATTTCTATGCTTCGTGATCGACAAGGCTTCATGCAAGGAGTGAACACGTATGTGCCCGGTATGCAGTTCAGTACTGCTCTTAATGTTGCTGAAGGTAGCGTGTTCTCTCTGGGCCGACCATTGGCCGCCGGGACGCCGACGACTATCAATATTCCGGCCAATGCGAGCGGGTATCTCTCCGCTCCGCTGGAACTTACTGACACCCCGTATGGTAGGAACCTTGTCTTGGCAGTGACTACCGCCCTTACCGGGTCTACTTCCGTCCGTATCTTCGGTGAAGATTACCTCGGCCAGCCTATGGTCGAGGATATCGTCGTCGCTGGTGGTGCGATGAAGAAAGCGTTCTACCGTATCCTTGGCGCACGCGGTATGCCGGGACACACGACCGCCGTAGCGGCGGTCACTGTACAGCGTGGGGCAAATCTTGGTTTGCCGTACAAGGGCTCCATCGAATGGGCCAAAGAAGCAAATGTCTTTATCGACCTGGCTTTTGCGAAGATCGTCGCGGCGGACTTGACCGATCCGGCAACTGCCACTACGGGCGACACTCGTGGGCAGTACATCCCCACGGCGGCGCCAGACGGTGTGAAGGAGTTCATCATCTGTATGCGAGCCGATGGTGCTGTGAACGCCAACAACAACGGTGGGCTTCACGGGATCAAGCAGTTCAACGCGTAACGAAATCGCGTCGCGATTTCGTGTGTGACACACAAGCGAAACGGAGTTTCGCATGGCCAAGACGATTCGAGAGATTGTGACCGACGCTCAAGAGTCGCTTGGGGATGTACCGGGTGCAGGCGTGCAGACATACGCGGACGACCGTATGTTTCGCGACTGCATCCGGGCATTCAACGTGTTCCACAAGAAATTCCCGTGGGATCAGTTCATAAGTTGGTCTCTCGTAGAACTCGATGGAATATCTGGAAAGATCAAAGATCCAGTGTTCCAGCACCTAAAGGACTTCGACGATATCTTCTCAGTTTTCCCTGAGAACTCCAACTTCGAAATCCCGATCTTAGATCGACGACGCAATCCTAACTCGCTTCGTGGAACGAGTGCTATGTTCTGGACGGCGTTACCCACAATCGATCCCGATTATCAGTGGAAGCGTGTCCAGATCATTCCTCCGACTACCACAGGCAAAGTTGTCATTTGCTGGAGACACTATCCCAGAGACTTTAGCGCGGCCGGTATTCAAACCCCGTGGGACTGGGATGATGTGATGGACCTCGATGAGGACATGCTTATCCATGCGGTTTCATGGCTAACGCTCTCTGGTGATGATATCAATGCCGGCGCAGCCACGGATCAGCAAAATCTTGCAGATGATAGGTTCCAGGAAATCACTGCTGGCCTAGCACGCAGGAAGATTACCCCGAACAAAACGGGTGGCGGAGTTCCATATAACTGGTATCCGACAAGTCCAAACCCCTAGGTTTGGAGTCTGCCCGTGGTTCACGCTTTTAAGAAGTCTAAGAAGGCCCGCCCGGCCTCCAAGTTGGACTCGTCCACTTTGAGAGGCTTCGGCGGCGGCTGGAATAGCATCGACGAAGACTTGTCGATGAAGCCGAGTTTTCAAGTAACTCTCATTAACTTTCACCGCACGACGAGCGGTGCACAGGCTGTTCGGTTCGGACAGAAGTTTGTGTGTGACATACAAGCTGTACACAATTCTCCAATCCTTGACGGGATTTATTACAACACATGGAATATCGTTTTTTGTGAAGACGGTTTCATCCTCAAGGTTAGTGAAACTGGTTCTACCATAAGCATCATTTGGTCTGGCTTTCCTGCTGGGACCGTCGCAGACGGTCCACTGATCAAGCAGGTGAGTTTCGTTCCGTTTAAGGACACGTTGATTATCCATACCGGGCAAACCAAACCTCTTGAGATCAAACCCACTATGGTTTGTGACTACCTTGCCGATCCGGTCGGCGGCAATGCTCTCACCCCGATTGGCAAATACGGCTGTGTAGCAGCCAATTATCATTGCGTTGCGAACATTATCACGACCAAGCTCGAACCGCCAGTGACCGGGGTAATCGTAGTTGACGAGCGAAAACAGACTGAGATTTACATCAGCTCTAAGGGCACGTCGGGTGTGTTCCCCGGAGATACCGACCCGAACGACTCCATAGCAATCGATGTAGGGGCGTATGCCCCTGAGGGCGCAGCTGCGATCCGTGGGATCGCTGGGTTCAGAACGTATCTTCTAGTGTTCTTGCAGAATATCACTCTACAAGTCAAACTTGGGGAGTACGACGATAATGGTGCTCACGTTCCAAGGTTCCCAGACACTCTACCACAGTTTGGGCTTTTGGGCAATCGGTCCATCGTTACTGTTGAGAACGATATCATGTTCTGCGGCCTCTCGGGCCTAGCTTCAGCTAAGCGCAATCTGTACGCTCCCGACTCGATCACTTCAGACTTTCTCTCAACTGCCATATCTAATACGTACCGTAAGATTACAGGTGCGCTCTCAAACGATGACCAACTAACAAAATCATTTGCCGCGTTCGACAAGCTGAATAACAACTTCATGTTGTTCATGCCGGAAGGCAAAGTGTTGTGTTACACGTTCAATCCACATCTTAAGATGCGTTCGTGGTCACAGTTCGAGGACATGGATTGGACGGCTGCATGGGCGAGTATTTTGGGGCGTATCTTCCTCACGAAGGGAACAAAGATATTCCTTGGAGGCAACGGCACGTTTGAGGATGAGAACTTCTACGCCGACCGTATCGGTGATCGGGATTACACATACGCACCTAGCCATTCGTTTGTCGCTGGCGATCTGGTATACGATCCTCAAACATTCGAGGTGTGGGCATGTCTAGCGAGTTACCTAGGAACAGCAGTACCCACTTTCGCACAGGAACGTATCAACAACCCGGACAAATGGACTCTGTACGAAGGACTCGCAATCCAAATCGAGATGGAACTCCCTTGGATCGATGGCAAAGACCCGCTAAAGCTAAAGCAACTCCGCTACGTAAGCATAGCCACGAAAGGCGACGCTGAGTTCACGTTCGAGGCATATGTGGACAACCTGTATAAGGACGTAGATGGCAATGTCATACATGCACCCTCCGTATCGATGGCCTTTATTGGCAATGACGCTTATGGTTACGGCTTCGATGATGGCTACTATGGTATGGGCCGGCGTTCTCGTGACCCTCGGCTTTTTGGGATGCCCGTGAAATTCAAATCAGTGAAGTTCAAGCTCTGGGGAGCGACTACCAAAAAGCTCGAAGTTATCAATCTGTCGTTCCTGTACGCTCGAAACCGTATAAGTGGTTACGTTCGATAGTTGTGTGTCACACACAAGGATGAGCGAAGCTCATGACCACAGACTTCACTCCAAACTTTGGCCTCGCCCTGCCGGACTTTCGTATGGGTCCCTGGCATGACTTGTTAAATGGCGATATCACGAAGATCGATCAGTTGTTAGCCACTGCTCTCTCTTCGTCGAACGTAGTCGCCTGGGCTAACAATACACATTACGCCGGTGGCATATCTGTTCTGGACGAGACAGACGCCACGATTTGGATGTGTGTGGTTGCCCATACGAGTGCCGCGAGCGGGACGTTCGCTCAAGATCGAAGTGCGCATCCTACTTACTGGACAAGATTGCTTACTGGTTTCGCCCCTCGTGGCGAGTGGACAAATAACACGAATTACTTCCCATACGACCTTGCATATCAATCGCACTTGGGCATTTTCGCCTTGTGCGAACAAACTCATGTGAGTAATCCTACCGGAACGATCAAAGACGATCAAGCATATTGGGCGTTCCTATGCGATTTGTCGACCTCAAACTTGGCTGCTGCCGTTACGGTCACGTACTCAAACGCAACGTCACCAACGTTACCTAACACGAATGTTCAAGCCGCGATTGACAAGCTGGAAGATTACGTTACGAGTTTGAACAACGTGAACGTTACACAAGGCAGTGATATCGCCACCTTGCGTACCGATCTGAACAATGCTATCGCAACGTTGAACGCGAGCATCACAAGTCTGTCCAACATCACAATGAAGCTTGCCGGCAATCAAGTCACTACGGGCGGCTTTAGGATCACACCATTTAACGCCGGGAACTCTGTTCCTAACTTCGTGCCAAATCCGATGAATGGAAATTACCAATACGTCAGTAATGTAGGGGCATTCACATTCCAGCCTCCTGTAAACGATTGTGCGATGGACGTTCTCATAATAAATTCACCTACTGCCGGTACTGTTGCATTCCCTGGGTTCTCTGTGGGTCTAAACATTGGGGATATTATGACCAATGTCAATGGTCATAGGTTCCTCATATCGCTCCGACGCATCAATGGTATCGCAACGTACTCCATAAAGGCGCTCCAATGACCACAGAGTACACCAAGAATTTCAGACTGAACCTCCCTGACTTTAGGATGGGGCCTTGGCATGACCTGACTAATACCAATACGGTTAACATCGATGAACTGTTGCTGAACATTGCTCAGGGAACAGACACGACCACTTGGGTAAACGGTACGGCTTACGAAGCTGGCCAAACAGCTATCGACGTAAGTGATTATTCGTTCTGGTTGTGTCGTGTGTCACACACAAGCGCACTTGCGCCGACAACGTTTGCCCAAGATCGTGTCGCACATCCTACGTACTGGACTCGGGTTGTTGTCGGAATCAACCCCCGTGGTGCTTGGACTCATAGCACGCACTATTTTGTCAATGATCTCGTCACTGATGAGCCCGAAGGGGTCATCGCTCTCTGTATAACTGAACATATTAGCTCGGCGCTGCCGAGCACGTTCCGCACGGATGCAGCCTATTGGTCGATCCTTGCTGATCTTCACGCAGCCGTAGGCCCTCCTGGCCCAACAGGTGCCACTGGCGCCAAAGGTGACACTGGTTCTCAAGGACCAATAGGCCCTGTAGGACCAATCGGTCCTCAGGGCGTTCCTGGCAACACCGGCCCGCAGGGGACACAAGGCCCGGTTGGGCCACAGGGTGCTATCGGCCCATCGGGCGGCCCTCCTGGCCCTCAAGGCCCCGCAGGGGCTCCTGGCATTATGGGCCCAGGCACAGCAACGCCTCTCATGGACGGCACCGCTTCGGTGGGTGTTTCGCCGTCGCTCGCGGCACGCGAGGATCATCGTCACCCAACCGACACGTCAAAATTGAGCCGGGACGGCTCACTCTCGATGACGGGTAATCTAACTTTAGCCTATCCGTCGCCAGCTATAGTTCTTGTAGGAGATTTGACAACTAATTCTCAGATTGTGTCGTACAAAGGCGGGACGCCTCGCTGGTCCTTATCTCTTGGGGATGGTCAGGCAGAGACTGGCGGCAATGCTGGAAATATATTCAACGTTGCTGCATTCAGTGACACTGGAGGATACCTCTCATCACCTTTTGCTATTACGAGAGCCGAAGGCCGTCTTCTCGGCAATGGTGTGGTCCCGGTTGCCACTAATGAACTTGTCAACAAAGCCTATGTGGACGGCAAGGTCGCCGGCGTGGACTTGTCGAGCAAGGTGAGTAAACTTGGCGACACCATGACGGGGACTTTGAATATTACTGCCGGTGGCTACTTAAACGTTAATGCAGCGGCGAATGGGTGGGCTACCGTTACTCTAACGACAGGCACGAATGGCCGTTCGTACATAGCCAGTCAAAAGAATGGGAAGACACGCTGGGAAGTCGATTTAGGTAACAGCGCACCTGAAACAGGCGGCAACGTCGGGTCGGAATTCTTTATTCATCGCTACGACGACGCCGGAAACTATAATAGTACGCCACTCACCATTTTGCGTGGCAGCGGCAATGTTGGCATCAATACGGGGGCTCCGCAGGCCAAGCTGGATGTGAATGGTGGGATCATCGCGTCTCAGGAGCTAATACTGACAGGCTCGGAGACGCAACAAATCCGTTTGAGCTGTGGCGGTCAGGACTGGCGCATCGCTTCGCAGGCGACGGCGCAGGGCGGAGCGTTTTACATCTATGACACCACGCATGGTGTGTACCCGTTCGCACTTACTCCTGCGGGCAACTGCGGCATCGGCAACGGCTCGCCAGGGTACAAGTTGGATGTAAACGGTGCAATCAAGGCGAATAACATCATTGCTAATCTGGATTACTCTTATATCGGAGCCAACCTGCAAACGCGTCCGACAAACGCCTATGCTGTTGGCGCCATTGGCTGGAATTACAACACCCAAGAAGTTGGGTTTTGGAATACTTACACTGGTGCAGGCACCAATAGCTTTGTGTTCAGACAACTAACAAGCAATGGGGCGGCACACACCGATCTGATGTCGATCTCGCAAAGCGGCAACCTATGGGTTGGCGGTACCACTGATGTAGTCGGCAAGATCACCTGTGGCGACTTCAAGTCGAACAACAATGTCCAGTCAGCAGGCGGTATCTATTACTTTCAGGACGGCAACAAGTATCTGCAATATGGTACTGGCGTTGCGGTGAATGGAGCAGCGGGCTTTTATTTCAGCGACAATGCTTGGCACAACGGTACGCTCGGTACCCTCACCGGCCTCGTGACTTCCCAATCAACAAACGTAAGCCATGCCGTCTTTTCGATGACGAACGAGTTTCGCGTGCAGCAGGGCGCGCTGTATTGGGATCGTTCCACCAATGCCGTTAGCCTCGTTAGCAACGTCGCCAGCACTTCCCTGATCATACAACCCAGCGGCGTCGTCAAGCTCGGCATTGGCTATGCCGGCAGGGCGGGACAAGCTGGCGCCTTCGACGGCAACGCCCACAACTTCTACTGGACGAGCAGTCTGCACGCCTACATCGACAACGTCGATTTGGGCCCGGTTGCGTTCGCCTGCGACTACCGCATCAAGAAAGATGTCGTCCCGCTCGACAGTACCTGGGACGCCGTGAAGGCGCTCAAGCCGATCAGCTATACGCAGGCTGAGTTCATGCCGCTTGTCACCAAGGTGGATCGTGTAAAGGAAGCGGCCGATCTAAGAAAAGCTAACCCAAAATCTGAGTTGCCAAAGTATCCACCTATGTACGCAGCGGACAACATCGAACGTTGGGGATTTATAGCTCACGAGCTACAGGACACGTTAATCCCAATGGCTGCCACAGGCACTAAAGACAGCCCCAACGAAATACAAGCTCCTAACCCGCTCGTGATCATAGCTGCACTAACACGAGCGTTGCAAGAGGCTATGTCCCGGATCGAAGCGCTCGAAGCAAAGATTGTGTGAGACACACAACTCATGCCCGATGTCGTAATCATATTAACTTCTGGTTCTAGTTGGACAGTCCCAAATGACTGTAGGGATGCCAAAGTTGAATGCGTTGGCGGTGGGGCTGGAGGTTCTGGTGGCTCCGCTGGAGCCACCGGCAATGTTGGTGCGTCTGGCTTTACCGGCCTTGGCGGTGTTGGTGGAACTGGCGGCGACGGGGGATTTGGTGGTGGAGGTGGAGCTTATTCCATGCTAACAAGTACGTTCGTAGCAGGAACTATCATATCATATGGAATTGGTGCTGCTGGCGGCATAGCCTCCAACGGAGGCGACACTTGGTTTAATGGAACATCGTTTGGCAACGCTGCTGTTGCTGCTCAGGGTGGATTTCACAATGGAGCTGGAGGCGCTGCCTCCAGCGGCAGAGGCTCGACTAAGTATTCTGGCGGAGCCCCTGGCACCCGTGCCGCAGGCTCTGTAGGTGCCAAAGGGCCAGATCCTATCGGCGTTTCTGGTGGCAGAGGCGGAACCGGAGGGGCTGGTGGAACAGGCGGCTCTGGTGGCGGCGCTGCTGGCCTTCACGGTTCAGGAAACAATGGTTCCGGCGCAGCCGGAGGCCCTGGCGATGCAGGAAGCGTGGGAGCTGGTTCTTCCGGCTCCCAATGGGGCTCCGCTGGTTCCGGCGGTGGCGCAAATGGTGGCTCTGCCCCTGGAGGAGGAGTTGGCGGTCCTGGTGGAGTTGGTGCAAACGACCCTGGTAGTACCGGTGTGGCTGGGAGCCCTGGTAATCCAGCGGATCTCTCTGGTCAATATGGCGGCGGCGGAGCTGGAGGCTCAGGCGGTGGTGGTGGCGGTGGTGGTGGTGCAGCCGGTATAACTGCCTATATCGGCGGGGCCGGTGGACCAGGTGGTGGCGGCGCAGCCGGCTCTGCCGGGAAACCCGGCGTTATCGTAATTACATACACACCGTATATTCCTGTTTACCATCTAGGCAACCTTCCGATGCAGGGCTTCTAAATGACTAAGGACCTCACACATCGAGTTTACGAACCGAAGGACATTCCACGGGTCCTCGATCTAATCATGCTGGCGTTACCACAATTACCCAACTATGCAATGATCGTACCAGACCGAGATCGGATCGAATATGTTCTCACCCATAACGTCGATAACGCCGAGGCATTTGGCGGGTGGGTCTTGTGTGACACACACGAAACCGTTTACGGTTTCGGTGGTGCCTGGTGCGTTCGCAGTCTCATGTCTATGGACTTCGTGGCTGATGACATATTTATGTGGGTTGAGCCTGAATATCGGACTTACCCAAACGTGCGAAAACTTGTTATCAACTATGTGGACTGGGCACAGGCGCGAGGCGCCAAGCTCATCCGTGCCTCCCACACGGGAGGAAGTTTCCCTAAAGACAGTCGTGAGGCTATGCTCTACCACACCTTACTCATGAGACTCGGGTTCAAAGAAGTCGGAAGCGTGTACCACCTGCAAGCGTAGCTTGCAACATACGGAGAAAAGTAATGTCCGGTTCAAGCCCTCCTCCAGACAATTCAATGCAAGTCGAAATGATGCGTGAGAAAGCCGCGGCAGAAGAACGTCAGCGTCAAGACGATCTTGCGGCACAGCACAAAACTGAACTAGCAGGACTCCGCACCTCGGCCCGTGGCACTGCGGGTAACACCGTGAGAAATTACTTCTCGGAACAGGGGATCGATCCCGATAGGTACGGTGGTTCGATCGATACGCAATTGAATGCCATGCTCGGGGGAATCTCTCCGACCGATGAGAACCCTGGAGCGGCCTTTACAGGGGCCGGGCAAAGTATCTACGATACTTTGCAGACGGGTGAACGCTCAAAATACGGGAACCAACTTAACCAGATCTTCGCCCCCGAGTGGGAAATGCGGCGAGTCCCCATGAATATGGATGACCCGTATCTTGCCGGTGTCGAAAGCGAGCAATATGCGACTGCCGACGATATCATCAAGCACCTAGTCGATCGTGGCGTACTCACATCGGGCGGATACGCTGCCGCACAGAAAGACCTCGAAGGCCAGCGCGCCGGGGTGAGGTCTCGACTGAACGAAATCGGTACGGGTCTGCTCACCAAAGAGCAACAAAGCCTTCGCGATATCAGCAATCGTGCAAGGCAATCGGCCTCTACGGCCCAACTTGGCAGTTCGTTCGACCCGTACTCGTACCAAGGCGAAGCCGATCAGAGCTTCAACGACTTCATTGCAGGTCTGGGCAGTAGCATCAGAGGCCAGGTCCCTGGACAGTTGTTTAATACAGCCGGTCTTGCCGCCATTGGCGGGGCGGGTCAGCCGCTCGGCAACACGGCGTTCAATCCAGCAGCCGCTAGTGGGACGGATACTACCGACGACACAAGTACTCAAGATAATAACAGGCCCACTAATCCAAACTCGATCTTCTAGGGTGTGTGGGAACGCTCTCGCGTTCCTGTGTGTGACACACAAAATCTCGGAGAGATTTTATGGAAGCCTTAGGCGCTATTACCGGCTTGATCGGGGCTGGCCTACAGGCCCAGGCCAACCACGATCAACTTATGTTCCAGTACGCAAAGTTTAACTGGGAGAAACAGCGTGCTGATACTCAAGATCGCTTCGCGGCGGCGTCGCGAAGCGATATGTTCGGTAACAAAACCGCATATGACCGAACCCTAAACGAGTGGAACATCAATCTCACTCCCACTCAAAAGCAACTTATGCAAGGAGGTGAAAAGGAGCAGCTAAATCAGCTTCAAGATGCCATAGAAGCCCGAAAGATCAAGAGACAGATCCAAGAACGGGCTCGCAGCGCGGTAGAACCGTTCAAACGGGCCGCGGCCGGCTATCAGTACGATCTTCCTCCCAGTGAAGGGGCCGTTCGTAGTGATCTCACCGGCCTTATGGCCACAAACGAGATGATGAAGACCAAGGCCCAACAGGCTCTAATCATGCGTCAAGCCGCCCGCTTGGGCCGTGGTGCCGACGCGGCTAAGATCATCCAATCGGCCGATCAAAAACTCGGCAATGCCGATGCGATGAACAATCGTATGTTAGAGGCTCGAACTCAAGCACTGAAAGAAGTCGCTGGGCGACAGCAACTCCACGAAGCCCAATGGGGTGGTCCCATGAAACTCTGGGGCGATCTGATGGCTCAGGGAGGAGACATTCCGGGCATCCCAAAGAGTAGTCTTACCGATACGACTGGCGCTCAGCAACAGGCAATGCTGAGTGCCTTTAATCAGGGCACTCAAAACGTCGGTGGAGCATTTGACAGTCTTGCCAGTGCCGCAGGCAAGTCAGTTGACCTTTCTGGCATCGCGAAGTCACTTGCCTCAATCGGCAAAGAGAGTAACAAGAAGGCCAAAGCCGCACCAGAAGCCCAATACGGTGGGACAACATCTTACGACCAGTCCAACTACTACGGCGATCAGGATCGAGTCTACTCGGACAGCGACGAAATCGTCTTTTGACTAAGATTGTGTGAGACACACAACGGAGAGGTTCCATGTCAGGCCCACAGGATTTGCAACGGATTGGTTCAATGTTCGGCGGACCTGCGGGGGCACGTCCTGGAGGTCCACGCCCCACCATGCCTCTTGGCCAATCAACCAAGCGGTTAGGCGACTCGCGTGTCCCCATGTCGAAAGAGATACCACAACGTAATCCTGGAGCGGTTCAAACCCAGGCTGCTATAAAGCTGGGGGTAAGGCCAAATCAGGTACAGCCCGTGCCACGCACGGCGCAAGCGCCACGGGTGGCTACGCCACCAGCACAGCCCCCTGCACAGCCTCCGGCACAACCCCGACCTCCGGTACAGCCGCCTGCGGCACCAAAACCGCCGAATGTACCTGTCCCTGCTGCTACACTTCCTTACCCAGCGATGCGAAAAGGTAAGCCTCTATTACCCCAGAGTGATCCAAGGGGACGAGTGGAGCCTCCTTTGCAAGACACTAGCATTGGAGGGGACATGGAGAAGATACTAGGGGGTGGCGGAAATCCCATGGTAAAGGCCCTTGAACGACAAATGGCATATGAGGGACCAAAGCCACAGGGTATACAGGCAGGCCGAGAGTTCGAGAATGCCAGACGCCGAATGGAGGCAAATCAGTCTGGCCTTTCGTCTGCAACGGCAGCGCCTGGCGGAGGGCCTCAACCTGCATTGCCCATACCCGGAGCGCCTCAACCCGAGATACGGCCGTATCCGGCGATGTCGAAAGCTGGCGATCCCATGTTGCCTCCTTCTCGTCCACCAGAAGCTAATGCACTAATCCAATCTATGGCAGAAGCGGCAAGGAAAAAAGCCGCAGCGGAAATACCAGTAGTACAAACTCCAGGCTCCACTCAACCGTCACCAACGGTAACGCCGCCTGTGCCCCCCGGACGACCGCCACAACCGCCGCCCGTTGTTACGCAGAAGGCCAATCCTCCCCCTCCTCCTCCTAGTAATCCTACTGTTGGCGACCCAAACTTCAAAGGGTCACAAGGGACTTTTAGAGGATACCAAGTAATCCCCGACGCGACTCCAAAGACCAAAACAGGCAATCAAAAGCAGATTGTAAATCACGCAGATAAGGGCAACAGTGCGTTCCTTTACCGAAAACTGGGTCCAACTGTACCTGATTGGGACAACGTTGCTTTGGGTCAGGCAATGAAGGCACTTCGAGCAAAAGCGGCTGATCCCAAAAGAAAAGTACCTATGACAGAAGCAGAAGTCAAAATCCTTACCCAAAATGCCGATGTAGGAACGAGCAACAGAGGCGTGCCATTGGAGTCTATGTTGCCTGAAGCATTGAAACGGCGTATGGACGAACTCAACTCAAGGATTGGGAAACCAGCCCCCGGACGAGACACCGAGCGTGCGCCTGGCGCACCGTCTCCTGGCGGCCCTGGTGCTCAGCCAATCATCATACCCAAGACCGTACCGGGCCGGCCCGTAGACCCAGCAGTAAAACTGTCAAACGATGCCGTCCAAAACCCGACCGGGCCTCCAAAAGGCTTTATACCATTTAAGCCGGCCGAGGATGGCAAGACGTACAATAGAGAAGGCGTAGAGATCAGCATAGACGAGCCAGACAAAGAGTATAACCCTGCACAATAACCTGTGTGAGACACACAAATGTCCGATGACCGACCGCCCAAAGATGATCCTTATGACCGTCATATGGACTATAATAGACTGCCGTTCAATCCTAACCGTGATACTGCGTTCAGTAAATGGGCCAAGGAAAACCGTGGCCGTAGCACAAATGTTGAGCGGCGTCGTCCTCAGACCCAGGATGAGGTCGATCTGGAAGAGATGCGCCAGTATATACTTGGCCCACAGTATAGCCCTGCCTTTCAGCATATGATTAGTCCCGGTGAAAGGATGATGCGTGAAGTGCCACCAGCTAGGGGGACGTTGGGAGATCAAGCTGGTGCCTCTGATGTCAAAAGGATACCGTCACCACCTAGACCAAATCCTATCCCGTCAGGTAGACCTGATGATTTATCCCCTCTTGAAGGTACTCCAGCTCTTCCCTTACCGGAGATAAATATCCATCCACCACTGAATGAACCAGGCCCTCCTAGGGACTGGCGTAACCTCGACGGACCTGATATCACCGACAAAGACCTCATACCTATGGAGATGATCTATGGTCTAATAGACAACTTGAATAAACCCAAGGCACCAGCGCAAACACCATCTATGTCTACGCCTCCGCCTGACTATGGTACTTGGGCCAATGAGTTACAAGCACGTGAGTATCTACGTCAGCAAGATGCACCGAAGCGTGAACCTCTGCGTACCTATGAAAAGCTACCAGGTGACGAAGAGGACGATGAAGACCCCGCCGAGCGAGTAGCTTACAGGTTCGTGTACAGTGGAGGCAAGTCGCGAGCGCCACGAGTAGTACGAGATGGTGGGTTCATCTCACCTTTCCCGATGCCAGAACCACGTCCAGCCCCACCGGAGATGATAAATGAAGCTGGTGTACCAGATATCGGGAAAAAGCGATATGGTACAAGACGTAATATACCCCTAGCATCGAAACAACAAGAACGTATACAGGAGGGTAAGACACTAAAGGGCGTTGCCAAAATGGCTAACCCGGAGCGGTTCGCGGATGCCGTGTCGCGTATGCCAGAGTCAACAAACATCCAAGATCGAAGGAAAGTAACGCCAGTACCTCTACCCCGAGCACGCCCATCGCGAAGCGATCCGTTCGCACCTCACCCAGTAATGCCACAGCAGAGCAATCTGCCGATGGCTGAAGCTGAAATGAACCTAACGCCGCAGGAACAGGCCCTGTACATGCGGCACTTATACAATCTATACAGCCCCGGTGGCATAACGAACCCCAACGGGTCAAGGTCTACATTAATGCAGGCAGGGGTCAACATTGATGGAAAGGAGTACAATATCCCTACCGTTTACGACGGTCGATTTGTGCCAATAGACGAAGCTGTCAATCGTGCCAAAGCACAGGGAATGCATAACTTTCCATCCTACAACACACCCGAGGAAGCCGAAGCCCGATACCAACAAATGCACAAATTTATGGAACGTGACGTGCCTCAACCAGACCCGGCTGAGGAAATAGTGAACAAGACCATACAAGGAGAAGAGTAACATGCCTGGACTTCAAGAACTTCTCGCAATGCAAGGTGGGGCTCCGCCCATGCCCCCTTCTCGGGGCCAAGACCAGGGCGGTATGGCAGGAGCCTTGCAGGCAAAACTTGCCGAACTCATGCAAGACCCCGTCGCCCTCCGAGGGATGCAAGACTTCATGCGTCAACAGAGCGGTGGCATGGGAGTACCCGGCTCGGCACAGGCCCAGCCGACTGGCGGCCCAATGGATATGACCGGAGGGATTCCTCCTGGAGGGGCTTCTGCCCCTCCTGGCGCTCCCATGGATATGCCTCCTGGACAGGAACAAAATATGGTCAGTGATGAGATCGACCGCAAAGGGTCTACCTGGGACGGAGTTGACGCCCCTACCCAAAACGACATCGAGCGGCTTAAGGAAGACCCGTCACAGACAAACATTGACTCATTCAACGAACAGTTCGGCGAAGGTGCGGCCGAAGAGTACGTCGGCGAGGGCGAACCTGATAGCGAAGAAGGTGAAGGCGACGCTCCGCCCGATAAAGCAGCGTCGCCGTACTAAACTTGTGTGAGACACACAGGAAAAACTGGAGATTTTCATGGCTTACGACGAGAACGGCGACTGGATCGATGAAGAAGAAATCCCTGTCGAAGATGAGGAACTCCCTCCTCAAGATAAGCGCAAACTCGAACTGCTAAAGCTCCAGGCCGAACCCGCTCCGCAGCTTCTCCAGGCATACGCTCAAGAACCCTTGCCCCCTGGGACAAGGGTTTCTCCTAACCTTGTCGAGAAGGTTAAAAAGCTCGAAGGTTACACTCCAACTACCGAATGGGATGTTAAACAACACTCCGTTGGGTACGGTACACGCGCTCAATCCCCTAACGAAGTTATCTCCGAACCCGAGGCACAAAAGCGTCTACAGTCTGAACTCGATCACGCGGCGTCAATCGTTGATCGAGTAAACCCCAGCCTTCCTGCTGGCGCTCGTGACGCAATGATATCCCTCACCTACAACACGGGTGGGAAATGGATCAATGACAACCTAGGCGATGCCGTCCGTGCGGGTGACACAAACGCGATCAAAGAGATATTAGTTCAGTACAACAAGGCCGGTGGACAGTATGTCCAAGGACTGCAAAATCGACGCAATGCAGAGGTTCGTTGGATTGATCAACTACAAAGCACGGCTAACCAACTTAACAATGCTAGAGGTGCGAACGAAGTCCGTAATCAGGCTGATCTATATGCGTACCTATCCAAGGACAAGGACGCATCCCACATCGAAGGAATGACCCCAGCATTACACAATCGACTGGCGGCGTTAATCGCCGCTGCCCCTCCAGAGATCAGAAGTAAAATCACCATTAACTCAGGATACAGATCACCCGAACGGCAAGCCGAACTATTCAAGGCCGCTGTAGCAAAGTACGGCTCGCCGGAGGCGGCTCGTCACAACGTTGCTCCTCCAGGCAGGAGCCAACATGGTTTTGGCAACGCTACTGATCTCGGCTTTGGTAACGACCAAGTGCGTAAATGGGTCCATGCCAACGCTGGGACATACGGGCTAAGGTTTCCATTAGGACACGAACCTTGGCATATCGAAGTGAGCGAAGCCCGTGGTGGGAACGCTCCCACCGGCGGTGGTACTATACCGATGAATCTCGAAGGTGGTAACGCTGCTATTCCATCTGGTGTGTCACACACAGAAGGATTTCCTGCTGATGAGCCCCCGCCCACAGAGGGCGAACAGGCAGTTGTAAATGCTACAAACCCCACATTATTCTCTACGATGCAAACCCACCAGTATATGAACCAACCCCAGTCACCGGAGTTGACACCGTTACCCGTGGTAACACCACCGCCCTCCACCGAGCCCGAGCCTACCTTCATGGAGAAGCTTGGTAATATGGCACAATGGCTGTCGCCCATGCGTGACGAAACTGGACGCACGTCGCCTTTGGGTCAAGTCGTAGAAGCCATAGACCGTAACATCAAAGAATTCGGCCAGGGTGGGGCCTCGGGCGTACAAGATCTCCCCGCCCAAATGATAGGAGGTCCAGCCGCTTCTATCACAGCCGGTGTAGGTGCGCTTACTGGTTCTGACGAACTCAGCAGACAAGCTCTCCAGGGAGCTGCTGATTTGGAACAAGGAACACGCGACGCCCAGATACGTATGGGTATGAACCCAGATGCATTAACTCCAGCACAACAATTTGGTTATCAAGTAGGATCAAACCTTGGACTGGGTGCGGCCAAAACCTTAGTCAACACGGGGTTGGGATACGTCGCCTCAAAGGTAATCGGTCCCAGTGCCGACTACATGGCAAAGAACTATCCTATTCCTAACATAAATCCAATCAACGTAGCCAACGCTGCTGATCCATCTGATGCCGTGTTTGGCAAGCAACCGCTTGTCGTTATGACTCCTGCTGGCCCACAAGCCATGAATGCTGCCGATGCACAGCAGCTCGCTTGGGGCGGAGTGCTAATGCTTGGCTTTGGTTCTTCTATTCCTTTAGCAGCCAAGACAGTCCGTATGGTTCGATCAGCAAAGCCATTCGGTCTATCCGACGTGTTTGATCCTCGCCGACCTGTATCTGGCGCTACTGGCACTGAAGCGGCAAGCATTCCCATCGACAGGCTTAAGATGGGCTCACTCGATATTTGGAAGGGAGCAATGGATGCTGTCGAACGACAAGCCAAATACGATAAGGGAGTGCAAGTCGGAATTGATCCTTTAGCCGCAAACGCAGTGCTTCAACACTTACGTGTCCAAACCAATTCAGGGGCACAAGCACTAATAGGCTCTGCCCTTAAGAACGGCGAAATGAATGCTACACCAGACCTCCAGTTTAAGG